AAGAACTTCAGCAAAAGCAAATATATCTTTCTTTGTAGATACAAGTACTTTTAGTACAATCCCACTTACACTAACCCTTAAAAAAGGTACTGTTTGTTTATCAAGTTCTACATTTGGCGACACTAATTTTTCCTTTGCGATTAAAAATGATATTACAGTTCCTGTAGTAAATGGAATTGCTCTATTTGATGGTATTGATGTTCATGAGGGTTCATTATTAACTGCCAATTTTACTGTAAATTCGAATAACCCAAATCAAAAATTTATTTTAGAAAATTCAAATATAGACACTTCAACAATTTCTGTCATTGTTAGAAATACTGAATCTAGTTCTGTCACAAGAAACTTTGCTTTTTCTGATAGTATCTTAAACGTAACTTCGGATTCTAGAGTTTTCTTCATACAAGAAATTGAAGACCAGAGATATGAGTTGATATTTGGTGACGGTGTATTTGGCAAAAAGTTAGATAATTTAAATTATATTGATGTTTCTTATGTAATTACTGGTGGGGAGTCTGGTAATGGGGTTAGTGATTTTACTTTTGCTGGAAGACTGGTAGATAATAATGGAAGAGTTGTTACTGATGGAATATCTTTAGTAACAACAAATGTAGCATCGAGAAGTGGAAAGGAAATTGAGTCTGTAGAGTCAATTAAAAAGTATGCACCAAGAATATATGCATCTCAAAATAGAGCAGTAACTGCAAGTGATTATGAAAGCATAATTCCTAAAATATATCCAGAAACAGAATCAATTTCTGTTTATGGTGGAGAAGATCTCAATCCACCAAGATATGGTAGGGTTTTTATTAGTATAAAACCATTTAATGGACCATTTGTATCAAGTCAAGTAAAAGATAATATAGTAAAACTTTTAAGAAAGTATAGTGTTGCTGGTATTGTTCCTGAAATTGTAGATTTGAAATATCTTTATGTTGAATTCGATTCTACAATTTATTTTAATAGTAATTTAGTTTCATCTGGAGATGCTGTAAGAACTACCGTAAGTCAAAATATAACCAAATATGCAGATTCTAGTGAACTTAATAGATATGGCGCTAGATTTAAATATAGTAAATTTTTGAAAATAATTGATGATAGTAATAATTCTATCACTTCCAATATCACAAAGATTAGAATGAGAAGGGACTTATTTCCCCTAATAAATCAATTTGCCGATTATGAGATATGTTTTGGAAATCAGTTCCACATAAAAGATCGTAATGGATTTAATATCAAATCTTCTGGATTTAAAGTGAATGGTTTAAGTGAAACTTTGTATATGACAGATGTACCCGATTCTAATTTAAGAACGGGTAGAATAATATTCTTTAGACTTGCTTCACAAACCGAAGTTGTAACTGTAGCAACAAATGCCGGAACAATAAATTATGAAAAAGGTGAAATTTTATTATCTCCGGTTGATTTCAGAGAAACGATTAAATCTAAAGCAGAAAATCCAGTCATAGAAATATCTGCAGTGCCTAAGTCCAATGACGTTATTGGATTACAGGATCTTTATTTGCAGATAGATATTAATAACAGTACTTTAAATGCTGTTTCTGATGAAATTTCTTCAGGTGCTGATATATCAGGCACATCATACACAGTAACATCAAGTTACGAAAACGGAAATCTTGTAAGATCATAAAATGTCAGAGAGCAGAATCAAAATTAGTTCCATTGTCGAAAATCAACTTCCTGAGTACATAAAGGAAGAATTTCCACTAGTTTCGGAATTTCTTTCCCAATATTATGTGGCAATAGAAAATCAAGGTAGTGTTCTTGATATTCTGCAGAATATTGATCAATATGTTAAGGTTGACAATTTAACAAATTTAAGTGATTCTACCAAGACAACATCGAGTGTATCATTATTTGATAAAACAATTAATGTTGAAAGTACTTACGGATTTCCTGAGTCATATGGATTAATTAAGATTGATAATGAGATCATTACATATAGAAGTAAAACGCAAACCTCATTTACTGAATGTATAAGAGGATTTGTTGGTATTGAGGAATATTATAACAACGACGAACTTAAGTTCTCTGATACTAATGTAGAAGGTCATGATTCAGATTCTACAGTAGAAAACTTAAGTATTCTCTTTTTAAAAGAATTTTTCAGAAAAGTAAAAACTCAAATAACTCCTGGATTTGAAGACCGTGAACTAAGTTCCGAAATTAATCAAAATCTTTTCATTAAACAGTCTAAAGATTTTTATTCGTCAAAGGGAACAGCGGATTCTTTTGAAATTTTATTCCGCGCTCTTTATGGTGAGGATGTTGAAGTTATTCTTCCCAGGGATTATCTCATCCAACCTTCAGATGCTCAATATAGGATTACAAAAGATCTGGTAGTTGAAGCAGTTGATGGCGATCCTACAGATTTAATAAATTTAACTTTATATCAAGATTCGATCTATAATATTCCAGAGTCTAGGGGTACAATATCAAACGTAGAAAAAATTATTAGAGGTGCTAAAGAATATTATGTAATTAGTTTAGATTTTGGTTATGATAATTTAAATGCCACTGGTCTTACTCTTGGCAATTTCTCAATTCATCCAAAGACAAAAAATATAGTCGATGTTGTTTCTGGATCGGAAACAATCACGGTTGATTCTACGTTAGGTTTTCCATCCACTGGAAATTTAACAGTAAAACTTGAAAATGGAACAGAACTTATTATTTCATATGAATCGAAATCATTAAATCAATTTTATAATTGTAGTGGAATAACTCAGAACATTCCAAAAAATAGCAACCTATATCTTGATGCTTATGCATACGGGTATGCTGATATTGAAAAAAGTAAGATTGTAAAAGTAAGAGTTACTGGAGTTCTTTCTGCGATAAACTTAGATAGTTCTACTAAGTATTACGGAAAGAATGATCTGATAAAAATCAAAACACTAGGTAAGGAGAGTAATGATTTTAGGGCAAATAATTGGTTATTTAATATCTCTTCTACTCATAATGTAAAATCAATTGTTGTATTGGATTCAGTACACTTTAAATATCACATTGATTTTCATGATAATCACCTCTTCTATATTGGTGATTCGATTACTATTGTACCTCCACAACTGCAACCAGCATCTGAAGTTAAAGGTACTGTAACTTCAATTAAGAACTCCAAGTCCATTGTTGTAACAACAGAACAAGGTATAAGTTCTCTTGTACCTTACCAAATACGAAAGAATATTGTCAATGTTTCATCTGCGAATGAATTGAGTTTGAATAAGTATACGGCAAATGTCCAAAATACTTATTTGGATAGAGCAAATTCGGTATATGTTACATCTCAATCTTTACCTTATTATTCAAACACTCCTCTTAATATTAGGGATAAGAAAGTTGTTTTCTCTGGAACATTTTCTGGAGATACTCTTTCTATTGCCAACCATAAATTTTACTCTGGTGATAGAATCACATATAATCCAGATAGTGATACAAATAGACTAAATTTAACTGCCGGAAAATATTTTATTAGAAGAGTTGACTCTAACACATTAAAACTAAGCAGAAGTCTTAGTGATCTTTATAATGAGAATTACATATCAGTTTCAGGTACAGTCACTAATAATATTTTTTATTATGAACGATTCACTTTTGAGGACCTATCACCCAAAACTGTACAGGCACAAAAGTTAATCCGACAAATTGCAAATCCAGTATCTACAAATCTTCGCACAATAACACCATCTGGATTTACTGGAATATTTGTTAATGGAGTTGAACTATTAAATTATAAGTCTGAGGATTATGTCTATTTTGGACCTATAACATCTGTCAGTGTATTATCTGGTGGATTTAATTATGATGCAATAAATCCACCAACATTACAAGTTAGTGATTCTGTAGGAACAGGAGCAACATTAAATTGTATAGTTAATGGATCACTATCAAGAATTGAAGTTATTGATGGTGGAGTAAATTACTTAGAAACTCCGAGAGTTGATATTGTTGGTGGAAATGGATTTGGAGCTAAAGCGATTGCAAACTTAGAATCATATGATTATTCAATTTCATTTAGTTCTACTCAGTCTTCTGGAAATGTAAATCTGACAAATAATACTATTGGTTTTTCATCCTTCCATAAACTCAATAGTGGAGAAGAGATAATATATCAAACAAATGAGCAACAAGGTATAGGTGGTATTTCCACAAATTCTTCTTATTTTGTATCAATAGTAGATGCTAATACTATAAAATTACATAAGAGTTTGAATGATGCTGTTGTTGGGATTAACACGATAAATCTATCTTTACCTTATGGAAATGGTGTTCATACATTTAAATCTAAACTGAAAAAAAGAAAAATACGCACATTAAGTGTAACTAATCCTGGATTTAATTATAGAAATAGAAAGATATCAACTAGTTCTGTTGGAATCAATACTGCAAGTGATTTAATTACCATTAAAGATCATAATTTTAAAAATAAAGATGTCGTCACATATCAAACAACAGGTTCAGCAGTAAGTGGATTAAACACTTCGAAATATTATTACGTTGGTAGAGTAGATAATGATAACTTTATATTATTTGAACAATACACTGTTGATAATAAACAACTGATTGATTTTGATTATAATACAAATCAACCTGTTAATTTGACTGATGTTGGTAGTGGACTTCATATCTTTAGAGACGAACCAATACAAATTAAACTCATTGGTTCTGTTGGAGTAACAACTTTTACTAACCAAACATTTGATGCTGAACTTCAACCAGTTTTTAGGGGACCTGTAGAGTCGATATTCTTAGAAAATGGAGGTTCTAATTATGGTTCTGAAGAGATATTAAATTACAATAGACAACCAGAACTAATTCTTAACTCTGGAACTGGTGCTGAGTTAAGACCTGTAGTATCAAATGGTTCTATCGTTGAAGTTTTTGTCGTAAGTTCCGGAACAGGATACAACTCTCCTCCCGATTTATTTGTTAGTAGTCCTAGTGGATTTGGTGCTATATTAACTCCAGTAATTGACAATGGTTTTCTAGTCAGCGTCAAAGTTATTTCTGGTGGTGTTGGATATGAGCATTCTACTACTTCAATTGACGTAGTTTCTGCTGGAAGTGGTGCAAAATTTAATACTTTTATAAAAACTTGGAATGTTAATTTGGTCGAAAGGAATATAAATTCTGAAGAAATATCAAATGATGATGGAATTATTAATGAAGCGTTATATAGTGAGTTTGGTTTAGAATACTCTCATGCATATGCGCCAAGGGATTTAAGGAGATCTGTATTTGGGCAAAAATACATAGATAATCAATTGATTTATGTGCCGGATTTAAATATTCAAAATGGAAGAGAAACATTATCCGATGCACACTCTCCCATTATCGGATGGGCATATGACGGAAATCCAATTTATGGACCTTATGGATATTCGACTCCAACAGGAGGAACTGCAAAATTACTAAAATCAGGTTATTCAATTTCTATTGGGGATAATCGCCCAAGTTTAGATCTTTACCCTGAGGGATTTTTTGTTGAAGATTATAAGTATATTGGCAATGGCGATCTTGATGAATCGAATGGAAGATTTTGCGTAACACCAGAGTATCCAAATGGAACTTATGCTTATTTCGCAACTGTATCGGATAATGTAGAAACATCCGGAACATTTGCAAATTTCAGAAAACCAATATTTCCTTATGCAATCGGAAGATTTTACCACTCTGCTGCAAACACGCTCAATTTCTCCCCACTTTTCAATCAGGATGGTTTTGACCTCAATCAAACATCTTTACTGAGAAATACAACTCCATATTATTTGACTAGCGATAATAGTTCTTATGAGTTTATAGAAAATCCAAATAAAATTAAAGAGCAAAATTCTAGAGTTACTAATGTTTCTTCTGGCATTGTAACTTCAATTGAGATTGTTAATTCTGGAGATAATTATCAAGTAGGAGATCAAGTTTTATTTGATAATGAAAATACTGGTGGAAGGGGTGCCAAAGCGTATGTTTCTAGTGTCAGAGGCAAAGAAATTGTAGGAATTTCAATTACGACAACCAAGATAGAAGATGTTGAATTAATCAATGACATAGGAATTTCTTCTTCCAAAATAGAGATAAGAAGTGGAGATTATCTTACAATAACAGGAAGATATCCAAATGAATTTGCTATAACAGAATCAATTAGTGTTATTGATAATAAATTAATATTGTCATCTGGTATTGGTTCTGCTTCATACACCGGAATAGTTACTTATGCAAATGTTTATTCTCCAATCAAAGCATCGGTGAATGATCTCTTCTATCTTGGAAACGAGATAGTTAAAGTTTTAAACATTGATACATTAAATTCTAGGGTTCGTATTCTTAGAAATCAAAATGGAACTTCTGGGGTATCCTCTTACTCTGCAGGATATGCTCTGACTGAATCTCCAACTAAGTTCTCTTATGGTTCTATTGGGTCGGGAGTAACCTTTTATGATAATCGCGAATTGTACTTTTATCCTTCAGAGTCAGTTGGATTGGGTACTACCAGTGGAGTAGGTATAGGATTAACATTGTATTTTTCAAATCCTGGTGCTGGGGGAACATCACTTTTCGTCCCAACAAGAACGATTTATCTACCAAATCACCAAATACCAACCGGAACTGAACTATTATATCGTTCAAATAATGGTAACTCATTATCAATTTCTACCAATGGAATTAATTCATTCACTCTACCAAACAATTCAATTGTATACTCTGCAAGAATATCAGACGATTTAATTGGAATTTCTACAGTTCTTGTTGGACTAGGGACTACTGGAACTTATGTTGGTATTGGATCAACTAATGTTGGCACCCTATTATACTTTACTGGAGTTGGAACTGGTGTTTATCATAGTCTAAAACTAAACCCAACAAAAACAGTTCGGGTGGATGTAGAAAAAAATACCGTAAATGTTTCTACTGCAGGAACTCACGGAATACTTGTGGGGGAAAGGATTGACGTAACAGCATCCCCACAACTGTCCACAAGCGTTTCTGTTTACTACAATGATTATAACAGAAGACTTTATATAAACCCACTTTCATTTAGTGCTGCTGATATTGATGTTATAAGTAAGACTATTACCCTAGATAATCACAATCTAACAACGGGACAGGGTGTCATATACAGACAAACTACTCCAGTTGGTGGATTAACTGATAATAAAATTTATTATGCAATAAATTATGGAAAAAATTCAATAAAACTTGCAGAATCTCTTTATGATATATCAATCAATAAAGTTTTAAATATAACTTCTACTGGTTCTGGTACCATTTCACCAATAACTCCCCAAATTGTAGCAACTAGAAATAATATCATCAATTTTGATCTGTCAGATTCTTCATTGTCTTTTGTGAATAATTCAACAAGTTATTCTGCTTTTGATTTTAACCTCTACAAAAATTCTAACTTTACTGGCAAGTTTAATAAAACTGAAAATTCTTCGACACTTAATCTAATTAAAAATGGCAGAATTGGAATTGATACTAATGCCTCAGCATCTTTAATTATCAATGATGAATTCCCAGAAAAACTCTATTATAGATTAGAACCAAAAAATGATACTCTCCTCCCACAAACCAAACAAAACATTATAGGTAGTGGAGAAATTATCTTCGACAATAGTGTTTTGTCAGGAACCGTTTCTGTTTCTGGTGTAGGTAGTACAACCTTTACTTATACTATTCCATTCGCTCCAGATGAAGATTCATATACTTCTGCTGATGGGATTTTTGAATATGAGAGATTCCAAGGAACTGGAAAAATAAAAACCACTACCATTGAGTCTCCTGGAACCAAATATAAGTTATTGCCATCAATATCAGATATTTCATCTATAAATGGTGAAGGTGGTTTATTATATCCTAATGGAGAAAATATTGGATCTGTCAATAATGCGGAAATTGTTGATATTGGTTTCTCATACTCTGCAGACTCCACTCTTCGTCCAACTGCAAAACTACCTGATATTTTAAAACTTTATAGTCTATCAATATTTGACAGGATTGGAATTTCTTCCGCTGGGGTTAATTACATTGTATCTCCAGATTTAGTAGTTATTGATGGAAAAACAAGGGAGCAAATTGTAGATGTAGACTTATCTTATGAATTAGGTGACTCTGAAGTTAAGATTAATAAAAATGTTTCTGGAATTTATGATGTCATTCCGACCATAATTCCAATTAATAATTCAAATGGTGTTGGAATAAATTCAATTGCATATAATTCAATAACTAAAAATGTTACACTATACTTAAAACCCAATTTTAGTGATGCTTCTGCATTCCCATTTGCAGTCGGTGAAAGAATTTTAGTTGAAAATGTTGGTGTTGCATCTTCCACTTCCTCAACCAGGGGATATAATTCTGAGAATTATAATTACTCTCTATTCACATTAACTGCTGTTGATCCTAATATTGGTGGTTCAAATGGATCAATTACTTATAATATCTCAGAATATCTTTCGTCTGGAGAAACTCCAGGCGTTGCTAACATTGGAGGTTTCGTTACACCAGAACGTTATTTGCCAATATTTGATATTTCTCTAAGAAAGTTATCTTTCTATGAAGGTGAAACAGTATCTTCAAATTCATCTAGTGGCATAGTTCAGTTATGGGACTCAAAGAATAATAATTTAAAGGTAGCAACAAATAAAGATTTTTCTGTTGGAGAAGTTATTGTAGGGGAATCTTCTGGTGCAAGTGCCGTAATCGGACAGATTTATAACTCAGAGGTTTCATATGTTGTTGGTTCTTCTTCTATCGTAAGAAAGGGATGGTTTAAGGAAACTGGTTTCTTAAATAGTGATACTCAAAGAATCGCAGACAATGATTACTATCAATATTTCTCTTATGCACTAGAATCCGAAATATCCATTGATCAATGGGATGATGCAGTTGGAACTCTTAATCATACAGCAGGATTCAAGAGATTTGGTAATCTTACTATCAATTCCACTCCCGGATTCATTGGTCTAACAACATCTCAAGATAAATCTCAGTTTACTGGAATCGCTGATTTGTATAGTGCCAAGAGTTTGCATTGTTTTGATGATTTTGATTTGGTTTCAGAAAATAACATTACACTCAATAATAAGAATTATTCTGACAATATTATTTTCAATTCAAAAATAATTCAAGATTACATAGAGTCTATTGGAAATAGGGTTTTGAAGATTGATGATATAAGTTCACAATTTAACAGCAATCCTAGGTCAACCAATTTCAGTACAATCGATTCGTTTGATGTAGATGATTATCGTACAAAAAAATATATTATTTACATAACCGATAGAAGTTTCCCAGATGAAAAAGAATCTGTAGTGGTATCATTACTTCACGATGGATCTACCGCATTTATGAATCAATACGCAAGTGTTGTTACTAAAGAAGAATTAGGTTATTTTGATTTTAGTATTAGCGGAACCGAAGCTAATTTACTATTCTATCCAAATAAGAGTGAAGTTAACAACTATAATCTTGAATATCTATCTTTTGGTATTCGCGACACTGTATCTGGGATAGGTACTTTACATCTGGGAAATACTGCAACTATAAGATCGGAAACTTCTGATATTTTAGTTGGTGGAATTTCTACTACTATTGTTGGTATCGCTTCTACTCATAGGGCGTCAAAAGTACTGGTTCAAATAGGTGCTACTGATAAATCATACTTCGAATTTAATGAATTTACTTTGATTCATGACAATAATGAGGTTTATTTTGTTGATTATGGGCAATTGACCAACGGAAACTTTAGTTCTTATTCTTCAGATGGAATTGGAACATATCATGCTTATATAAGTGGTTCCAAATTAAATCTAGATCTAATTCTCAATAATCCATCTTCTGTTGATTATAACATAAATTCAGTTATCGTTTCTATCGCAAATACCTCATATACTGGTATTGGATCTGGCACTGTTGGAGGAACTTTTATAGAATCTACTTATACTTCAATTGGTTCTACCTCTGCTCCAGTCAATAACCTTGTATCGCAGTATGATCTAGTAAGTAATTGTGCGTATCATTTTGCGGTTGTTGAAGATCTTACCAACGGAACCTCTCAAGTATCAGAACTAGTCGTAACAAATGCCAGAACAGAAAGTTATGTAACGGAATATGGATTAGTGAAAACTAGCGAATCTTTTACTTCGCTGGGGGAATTTGTTGCAAATACTGTTGGAAATACTGGAAACTTGTGGTTTAAACCAAATCCAAATATTAATTGTGAGGTAAGAATTTTTACCCTTCATATTGGACTAGATGAAACTTCAGGTACAATTGATTTTACCAATTCAGCATTAAACTCATCCTATGGATTATATGAAGGTTCATCTCTGGACATCAAACGCGAATTTCAACTTAACCACAACTCTAGACCAATTTTCAAACGAATGTTTGATGGATCAAGTTCAAATATTGTGGATACAGACAGAAATGTAATTCGTATTCCCGAAAATTACTTTGTTACTGGAGAAGAGGTTATATATTCTTACAATGGAGGACCGATTGGAATTCAAACCACAACTATTGCAGGAATAGGAACTACCGATAAATTGCCAACGAGTCTTTATATTGTAAAGGTTAGTGATATAGATGTTCAGGTAAGTGCTTCTGCATCTGATGCATTATTGTCTACACCAAATGTCCTAAACTTAACATCTGTTGGAAGTGGAACTACCCACCATTTTTCTGCGAAAAATCAAAATTCCAAATTGATATTGGCAATTGATAATGCAATTCAATCACCTATTGTATCTACTGCAATAACATCTACACTTGTTAATAGTATAGAAATATTTGAGAACTTGTTAACTTTTGCTGGAATTACGTCGTTCTATGGTGGAGACCTGATCAAAATCAATCAAGAGATAATGAAAATTACTAGCGTTGGTATTGGTAGCACCAACGCAGTGACCGTATTGCGCCCTTGGATGGGTTCAACCTCAGCAATACACACAGCAGGAGCACTAGTAAGTAAGTTGGAAGGTGATTTTAATGTAATTGATAATACCGTTCACTTTATTGAGGCTCCTTATGGAGTAATTCCTCTAGAAAATCCAAATAAGTTTGATGAAACAGATTACTTGGGAATAAGTACAGGATCTAGATTTAGTGGAAGAGTTTTCTTACGGTCAGGTATAGAAAATTCTACTGAAGAGGCATATAGCAAAAACTATATCCTCAACGATATTTCTAGTAAATTTAATGGCATTGATTCTGACTTTAGATTAACTTCAAATAATAATAATATTTCTGGTATCTCATCAAGTAACTCTATTATTTTGGTTAATGGCATATTCCAAGTTCCATCTACAACTGGAGCAGTAAGTATAGAGGGTGGTTATGAGTTAATAGAATCTGCTGGCATTAGTACCATTTCTTTTGTTGGTTCAGGCGCTTCTGTTGGATCGGATATTAATAACACCAATATTCCTAGAGGGGGCATTATTGTTTCTGTTGGTTCTACTAACGGATTTGGATATCAACCTTTAGTTTCTGCGGGAGGAACAGCAATAGTATCGATTGCTGGCACAATTCAATCAATTAGCATTGGAAATAGTGGTTCTGGATATAGAAGTGGTTATCAAACAGTGAATGTTGGTGTCGGCACTTCTAGTCTCTATAGTCCTAATATTCAATTCATTGGAACTGCTACTATTAGTGGAGGTCGTATAGTAAGTGTTGCAATTACAAATCCAGGACTAGGATATACTTCAACAAATCCACCATATGTATTCTTCGATTCTCCACTTCCATACAACAATATTCCTTTAATTTATAGTTCTTCATCATCCGCAGGTTTAGGTACAGGTGCTCTAGTTGATATTGTAGTTGGTCAGGGGTCAAGTGTAATTAATTTTGAGATTAAGAATTTTGGGTATGGTTATGGACAACAGCAAATATTAACTATTCCTATTAGTGGAAATGTAGGAGTTCCAACAAATCCCAATCTATCTTTCAATGAGTTTTCAATTATTATTGAACGGACATATAATGATAGTTTCTCCGGATGGACAATTGGTGATTTGCAATTGCTAGATCCTTTAGATTCCTTGTTTGATGGTAAGAGAGTAAATTTCCCAATCTCAGTTAACGGAAATCAAACAACTATTAGAACTAGAGTTGGTTCTAATATTGATATCGAATCCACACTTCTAGTGTTCATAAATGATGTACTGCAAGTTCCTGGAGAGGGATATACCTTCAAAGGTGGAAGTACAATTACATTTACAGAACCTCCTGTTGAAGGAGATACTTCCAAATTGATTTTCTATAAAGGAACTGGTGAAATTGATACTGTTTTCGTTGATATCTTAGAAACAGTTAAACCTGGGGATACTCTCCAAATAAATTCTGATGATTCGAGATATCAACAGTCAAAGAGAAGCGTAAATGAGATTGTATCCTCCGATGTTGTAAGAACTAATGTTTATTCAGGAACTGGTATTTCGGATGATTCTAATCTACTGAGACCAGTCGCTTGGTGCAAACAAATGACTGATATGATTATTGATGAGGTCAATGTAACTAAGGATAGAGTTCAATATGAACCTTACATTTACCCAGTGACTAACATCATTCAAAATGTTACAACATCATCTACTGAAATATTTGTAGAAAGTGTTAAAACTTTCTTTGATAGTGCTGATGAATATGTTCAGAATGGTACCGCAGAAAAACCACAGAAAAATGTTATAATCTTCTCCCAAGATGAGGTGGTTGGTGCAGCAGCGACTGCTGTCGTATCTGTGGGTGGAAGTATTACTTCTATCAGCATTACCAACGGTGGTAGTGGATATACAACTGCACCAGCAGTTACCATTTCTTCTCCAGTTGGAATTGGAACTACATCTGCAACCGCGACAGCATCAATTACTGCTGGAGTTGTTACAAGTATTTCTGTTTCTTATGCTGGTTATGGATATACTTCATCTAACCCACCACAGATTTTAATAGAATCTCCAATTATAAAATATGAACAAATTAGAGATGTTGATTACAGCGGTGATTTTGGAATCATAACAGGAATTTCTACAGTTACTTCTGGAGTTGCTTCCACTGGCATTGTGTTTGACTTGTTTATTCCTCTAGATTCTTACTTAAGAGACTTGAATATTAATCAAGTTGGCAGTGCCACAACGGGCATTAGTGGTATTCAAACAGGATATTACTTTATTGTAGATAATTCTAATATTGGAAATAAAGTGAATTCACTTCGCCAAGGTAATACTATCGTTGGTGTTGGTTCGACTTATTTGGATAATATCTACCAAGCGGTGGCAGTTTCTATTGCACAGACCGCAGTACCTGGAATTGGAATTACATATGTAACTAAGGTAACTGTTAGTGTCCAGAATTATAATGGTTTAAGTGGAATTGGATATAGTAGATACTTTGGAAATTACTCATGGGGAAGATTATCAGATCTAACTAGAGAAAATCCAAGTAATTTTGAAATATACAACAATGGAGTAACTGGAATTTCAACATCACCTGTTGTTAGAAGATTGAATAAATTAAAGTATTCAAATTACAACTAATAAATAGATAAAAAACTCATAAAATGTCCGCAATTATAACTGATCAATTAAGAATACTGAATGCTAAATCTTTTGTTTCTGGAATAATTACTACCAGTAACTCTTATTATTCCTTTATTGGTCTTCCCAATCCTACAGATTATAGTAGTACATGGGACACTACACCTATTGCGCCAAAGGATAACTTTGACGAAGAGAATGGTTACTGGGATACTATGATTGCATTGAAAAAGATAAAGTCTGATGATGTAAGACAGATGGTCAGGAAAATTACCTGGTCATCTGGGACCACTTATGATATGTATCGACATGATATAAGTCGTGATAATACTTCAAAACCATCTGGGGTAACTAGCCTTTATTATGCTAATTATTACGTTTTAAATAGTGATTATCGTGTTTATATCTGCCTAAACAATGGAGTTAGTCCAGAAACACCAAATGGAAAACCTTCACTTGACGAACCAACTTTTACTGATTTAGAACCAAGAACTGCAGGTAATAGTGGTGATGGGTATATTTGGAAATATCTCTATACAATTAAACCTAGCGAGATTGTAAAATTTGACTCTACCGACTACATGCCGGTTCCCATTGATTGGGAAACAAACGACAAAGATTCTGCGGTAAGAAATAATGCAGCAACTAGCGGTCAATTAAAAGTCATTACAGTCACTAACCGTGGAGTTGGAGTAGGAACTGCAAACAGAACTTATAGTAGAGTTCCTATTAAGGGAGATGGGAGTGGTGCAGAAGCAACCATCGTAGTTAATAGTGAATCTAAAGTAGAATCTATTACCATTTCCAATGGTGGTTCCGGTTACACTTATGGTTCTGTTGATTTAGAAACTGGAGGAGTGCCTACGGGAACTACTAGACCATTATTCAATGTAATTATTCCACCTAAAGGTGGTCATGGAGCAGATATTTATAGAGAACTTGGCGCATTTAATGTTTTAGTTTATTCAAGAATTGAAAATGATGATCAAAATCCGGATTTTATAACAGGAAATCAGATTGCAAGAATTGGTCTCGTTGAAAATCCAGAAGCATTTAATTCAACCACAATTCTTGATTTAGAAAAAGCAAGTTCTGTTTATGCTTTAAAATTAATTGGAGTTGCTTATAGCACTACTACATTTGTTGCAGACTCTAGAATTTTCCAAACTATCGGCACAGGAATTACTGCTGTCGGAAGAGTTATATCCTACAACCAAAATACTGGCGTTCTTAAATACTGGCAGGATAGAACATTTGTAGGATTTAACACAGATGGAACTCAAAATAATTCACCTCAGTATGGATTTAATCTAAATCGATTTACTGCTACCCCATCCACTGGTGGTAGTGTAACGATTGTTGGTGGATCATCAAATCTTGGTATTGATACATCATTCACTGGTGTTACTACTACCATAAATAATAGAAATTATTATCTGGGACAATCCTTCGTAAGTGGAGTGTCTAATCCAGAAGTCAAAAAGTATTCTGGAAATATTATTTACGTGGATAACAGACCTTCAATAACCAGGTCTCAAAACCAAAAAGAAGATATAAAAGTTATTTTGCAATTCTAAAAAATTATGCCTCAAGAAACTAATCTTAACGTATCTCCTTATTTTGATGATTTTGATGCGAATAAGAACTTTTATAAGGTTCTTTTTAAACCTGGGCAACCAGTTCAGGCGAGAGAACTAACTTCTCTACAGTCAATACTCCAAAATCAAATTGAAACATTTGGAAATCATATCTTCAAAGAAGGATCGTTAGTAATTCCTGGAGGTATAAATTATAATAATCAGTTAGTCGGTGTTCAAATTAACTCCGCTTTCAACGGGTTATTGGTAGATAGTTATATTGATAATCTCCTATATTCGGATATTGTAGGAGAAACATCTGGCGCTAGAGCAAGAGTTGTTTATATATTAAAAGCAAACGAAGAAAACAATCCATTCACGATTTTATATTGCACATTTAAATCTAATGCTAATGGATTTCTGGGTGGAGAAAATTTACTTACTGAATTTACAATATCTCCTGGGTTTTCGCAATTAACGCAGATAAATGCTGGGCAATCTTTTTGCTCTGCTATTACTGGAGTTCCTAATGTAATAGGATCTGCATTAACTGTAAATGAAGGAGTATATTTTATTCGTGGTTATTTTATAACCGTACCAACTCAAGAAATTATTTTGGAGTGGGGTAGCGGTACTCCATCATATAGTGTTGGTTTTGAAATATTTGAAGAGATTATTACATCTGATGAAGATTCTACGTTATATGATAACGCAAGAGGATTTTCAAACTTTGCCGCACCAGGAGCAGATAGATTTAGAATTACTACAAATTTAACAAAAAGACGAATCACTCGTAATGATACCGCTTCAGTAACTGATAAGAATTACATAGAAATTTTCAGAATTCTTGGTGGAGAACTTAAAAAACTCAACAGAAACAGTCAATATGATGAAATCGCAAAGGAATTTGCTAGAAGAACTTATGATGAATCTGGAAATTATTATGTAAAACCCTTTTCTATTGAAGTAAAAGAATCCTTGAATGACTTTAAGGGAAGTGATGGTGTTTATTTCCCAGGAGAAGTTACCTCCCAAGGTTTAGTAGCAAGTAAAGCACTTGGTGTTTATAAAATATCTCCAGGTAAAGCATATGTTCAAGGTTACGAAGTAGAAAATATTGGAACACAACTTTTAGATTTCGTAAAACCAAGAACTACAAAAGAACTCAGGAATCAGTATATTAGTTTTGCAAATGGTTCTTCATTTACTTTGAATAGGGTATACGGTGCTCCTGCATTAGAAGTGGACGGGTCTTATATTGTAAGTCTTAGAAATTCTAGAGTTGGTATTTCTCAAACTATTGCTCCAGGAAAGGAAATTGGACTAGCAAGAGTTTATGACTTTGCTTTAGAATCTGGAATTTATAATGAAAATGTAATGAATATTAATGAATGGGATATTTCATTGTATGACATTCAAATGTACAATGAATTTACTGTCAATGAACCAGTTACGCTTACGGTCCCTACTCATATTGTCGGAAAGTCAAGTGGAGCAACCGCGTTCTTAAGATACTCTACTTCTAATTCTGGAATTATAACAGCATATAATATTAGCGGAAACTTTCAAGTAGGTGAAAAATTAATATTTGATGACAGTGAAACAAACTCAAGAGTTTCTATTGCAATAACCGAGTATGGACCATCTGACGCAAGTTCTTTATATGGAATAATAGGCGCAGGATATACTTTTACTGCAGATATTAAACCTTCATACGTATCAGATTTTGGTCCCGTATCTATTAGCACTGTTTCTGGTGGAATTTGTACCGTTAGGACAAGCAATCCAGATCTTTACTTCAACACCGTATTAAAAAATAATGATGTAGTAACATATAATGTTCCTGGAATTTCTACATTTACTTACTCGAGAGTAGTATCAATTTCGGATAAGGCATTTGCTATCACTGGTGTCACTACTGTTCCTGGAATCTGTGAAGGCGCATTACCCTCACAAGCGGTTAATTTAAATAATATGTACTTGTTGAAATCATTATTCCAAAAATCATCAAGTAATAGTTTATTTACACCTTTACCAAAATCAAATATAGCAACAGTAGATTTAACTGACTCTGTATTGGTAATTCGAAAGGAATTTGATGTCCAAATTTCAGCGAATGCGGTTACTGTTTCTCCAACTGTATTAGAAACAAACGAGTCATTTTTAGAATTTGATGAAGAAAATTATGTATTAATCCGAGAAGATGGTGAATTTGAACCACTCTCGGCAGATAAGTTCTCATTCACTGATAATAATAGAGGATTAACAATATTTGGACTTGGCACAAGTACAACTGCAAGACTTATTGCTACTGTTAGGAAAGTTGAAGTAAAGGCAAAACAGAAAAATAAAATTAAAATTTCAACACTTACGATTGATAAGTCATCAAATCCAGGATCTGGAATTGGCGCTAGCACTTTAAATGATGGATTAACTTATGGCAACTATCCATTTGGTACAAGAATACAAGATTCGGAAATATGCTTAAATTATCCCGATGTTTCTAAAGTTTATGCAGTTTTTGAATCTGATAATATATCAGATCCAGTTCTACCTTCACTTTCATTGATTAATATCAATAGTGCAAATGGAACAGTAGATGATTTTATTATTGGTGAGGAAATTTATGGTATTACTAGTGGTGCAGTTACAAAGTATGTCGGCAAAGTAGATTCAACAACGATTAATCATATTTTAATTACTGGAAAGTCATTTTTACCAAATGAGCAAATTGCTTCTGCTGAATCCGGAGTAATAGCAAATATTAATTCCATAAATTCAAATAGTAAAGAAATAACAAAAAATTATACTTTTGCTAGAGGAATACAAAATTACATTTATGACTATTCAAAACTTTTACTTGAACAAGATAAACTACCTCCAACTAAAAAAATAACAGTTGTTTTTGAAAGAGGTGAATATTCGGATTCTGACACGGGAGATTTAACTACGATCGATTCATATTCTCAGTATGATTGGTGCGCAATTCCTTACACTTCCGGTTTTAACAATGGAGATCTTATTGATATTATACCTAGAGTTGATAACTATACGGTTAGGAAGATCGTTTGGAGAAACTGGCAATTCTGCGAGAAATATACTTGCTTCGGATAATTCATTAATTTCTAATTATTCATATTATTTGGGAAGAATTGATAAGATTTATCTGTCCAAAGATAATACAATCCAAGTAAGACAGGGAGAACCATCAGAAAATCCAGTACCACCAGAACCTATTGAAAATGCCTTAGAAGTTGCTACTGCTTTTATTCCACCATATCTATGTAATGCTGATAGTGTGGCATTGACTCTCACAGATCATAAGAGATATCAAATGAGAGATATTGCAAGACTTGAAAGTAGAATTAAAAATCTGGAGTATTATACCACACTATCTTTACTGGAAAAGGATACTTCTACATTAACTATTAAAGATGCAAATGGTATTGATAGGTTTAAGAGTGGATTATTTGTAGATAATTTCAAAACCACGACATTCCAAATTAAGCAAACTGAAGTTAAGAATAGTATTGACATTAAGAGAGGTGAGTTAAGACCCGCTCACTATACAACAGAGATTGATTTACTTTTAGGTGATAATACTCTCCTAAATAATGAAGATAGTTATTTCACTGTTTATGACGCTAAAAACTCCAGTGATATTGTTGGAATTGGAGTAACACGTAGCGGACTTATTCCTGAAAGTTTAGGAAAAGGTGTAATTACATTGAATTATAATCAGGTTGTTGAAATATCACAACCATATGCAACAAGAATTGAAAACGTAACTCCTTATTTCGTAACAGTTTATGAAGGAATTATGGAATTAAATCCATCATCAGATATCTGGCTTGATAGAACTCAATTGCAACCAATTACCGTAGAGGGGATTACCGGAGAAGTGACTTCAACAACATTACAACTCTCGAAAGAGCAAATAGACACACAGGCAGGA